TTTTTAAAATTTCCTTAAACTAAAAATGGAAAATTTCTTGTTGCAACATTGTTATAATAGGACTACCTTAAGAAAAATACTTTATAAAAATGAGGAGCTGCTGAAATGACACAGTATCTCATGTTTGCGGAAAATATTTATAACAAAATTAAAGATGAGGAATTGTTTTCACATGACTGTATTGAAAATATGAACTTACTTATGACATGTATACGCAGAGAAATTGAGGGAACAGAATTTAAATTAAAATATAATTTTATTGATTTTGTTGAATTGTTTAGTAAACAATTAGATGAATGTAAAGTAAAAATAGATGTGAGTTTGATTCCTCCTCATAATTCAGAAGGTGAGTATATTTTATGGTTAGCTGGATTTATCGAAAAAATTACAGAAGGTGGACCTAAACCACCTCCGCCTATAAAGAAATTTATTCCAGAGTATATGAGCTTCAAATCTGAATTAGATTTTTTACCTTCAAATGAGGAAAAAATTCAAACCGAAGGTAAAGAAATTACGGATTACTTTAATTCAAAGCTTTATAAGGCAACTTTTAAGAAGTAATACTATATTGCCTGTGTGTTTAGCCACCGCCTTAGGGCGGTTTTTTTATGGGTGAGAATAATGGATTCTACAGAATACTTTTGGCTTACTCGGAAAAAAGAACCTAAAACCAAGCCTAAATCCAGACCGCTACCTAAAGCTACTCAAAAGTACTTAGAGGCAGAGGAAGAATTTACTGAAGCTTTAGACAAGCTGGAAATTAAATACGAAAAGAAATTCCAGTTTAAATCAACAAAGCATTGGCGTTTTGATTTTCATTTAATTGAACATCGTATTTTAGTTGAAATTGCTGGCGGTCCCTGGTCAGGTGGACGAAAGGGCAAGCTGGCAACAAAGGCGTGGAGTATGGACCGTTACGATGTTGCTGAATCAATGGGATATACCGTTGTTCGGTTAGAGGCAGCACCAAGATTTAAGATTAATGAATCTGGTCCATTACAGATCCAAGCTCATTTCGAAAGCCAATGGCTTAAAAATTTAAAGAGGCAGATTTTTAATGGATCAGATCAGACCATTCCCACCAACTGATTTTATTGACCAAGCTGAAGAAGAGGAAGCAATCCGTTTAATACCGGCACCAGACCTAAAGAAATGGGTTGTGGCCAACTACTTAACGATAGGTGGGCCTCTTTATAATCCAGATCATAACCATATTGCTGAGTTACTTGATGATAATGACGAGTTTTTAGCATTCGCGTGGGCCTCTTCTGCATATAAAAGCAAGCAAGCTATGGTGTTAGGCCAGTGCGAAAAAGTCATGTTCAATGTTGGTGGCTGGCGTAAAGCTCGACAAGAGCAACAGATGCGTGATTGGTTTGGTTTTGTACCTACTTATTTAATAACTGTCGACGCTTCTTTCTGTGAGCGTGCAAACGATACAGAGTTCTGTTACTTACTTGAACATGAGCTTTACCACATTGGAGTGATGAGAGACGAGGACGGAGAAATTGTTTATAGCGATAGTTCTGGTCTTCCTAAGCACTATCTTGCAGGTCATGACGTTGAAGAGTTTATTGGCGTAGTTAAACGTTATGGACCAAGCAAAAATGTTAAGCGACTTATTGAAGTCGCAAAAAATCCGCCGTTTGTTTCGAATCTTGATATTTCAAAATGCTGCGGCAACTGTGTAATCAATTGAGCCGAATGGCTCTTTTTTTTGCCTGTTTTGTTGGACGTAGTTGGACAAAGGGGGAGGTATGGCGGCACTTAAAGAGCCTGTAAAAATCTTTATAGTTCAGTCTCTTGCTTGCTTTGATACCCCTCAACAAGTAGCGGATGCTGTCAAACAGAGATTTGGTATTGAAATTGACCGAAGGCAATGCGAAGCGTATGACCCGACAAAAACAACTGGGAAGAACCTAAGCAAGAAGTTGGTAACCCTTTTTCACAAAACTCGAGAAGACTTTAAAAAGAATGTTTATGACATCCCGTTGGCTAATAAAGCCTATCGTATTAAAGAACTTCAGAAGATTTATGAAGACTGGAAAAACAACAGGCTAATGAAGCAAGGTGTGATTAAGCAGGTTCGGGAAGAAATGCAGGGTTATGACCTGATGCTTTTAAATCTTGAGTTAAAGCAGCTTGAAATTGAAAAGATCAGAAGTGGTGATGGTGAGGGGGCAGATGACCCAACACCAGTCAAGGTAACTATTCAAGGTGTAGATGCGAGTAAAAAAGATGCCGAACATCAATCCGACGCTGAATGTGCCTCAGGCTAATTTTTTACAGATGGAAAAGAAATTCCGTGCATTTGTGGCGGGCTTTGGATCGGGGAAGACTTGGGGTGGATGCTCCAGTTTATGCAACAAAGCTTGGGAATTCCCTAAAGTACCTTTGGGTTATTTTGCTCCAACTTACCCGCAGATTCGCGACATTTTCTTTCCAACTATTGAAGAGGTTGCTTTCGATTGGGGGCTTAAAACTAAGGTTTATGAAACCAATAAAGAGGTGGATATCTATTATGGTCGGCAATATCGAACGACAATCATTTGCCGGTCTATGGAGAAACCAGCAACCATTGTAGGTTTTAAAATTGGCCACGCCTTGATTGATGAACTTGATGTCATGGCGATGACTAAAGCACAACAAGCTTGGCGTAAAATCATTGCTCGTATGCGCTTTAAACAAGCTGGTTTGCTCAATGGTATTGATGTGGCAACAACACCAGAAGGCTTTAAATTCACTTATGAGCAATTTGTTAAAGAGGCAAATAAATCAGAGGCTAAGCGTAAGCTATATGGAATGATTCAAGCTTCAACTTATGACAATGAAGCTAATCTTCCAGATGACTACATATCATCACTTTATGAGTCTTATCCGCCGCAATTAATTTCAGCTTATTTAAGAGGGCAGTTTGTCAATTTAACCAGCGGTGCTGTTTACCCCGACTTTGATCGAGTTCTAAACCACACGGATGAAGAAATTAAGAAAGGTGAGCCTTTACTCATTGGTATGGATTTTAACGTGCTTAAAATGGCTGCTGTGGTTTATGTCATTCGAGAAGGGAAGCCAAGAGCTTTAGATGAACTGGTTGGCGTGAGAGATACACCGACGATGTGTTATCTGATCAAAGAGCGTTTTCCTGATCATGATATTACCGTGATACCAGACGCTTCAGGGCAAGCAACTTCATCAAAGGGATTTAGCGAATCCGATCATGCAATTTTAAAGAAAAATGGCTTTAAGGTTGAAGTGAATGGTGTGAACCCGGGCATTAAAGACCGTATTACTGCTGTTAATGCACAAATCCTAAATGCCGAGGGTGAACGACACTTAAAAGTGAACACAAATAAGTGTCCTAACTTTACGGCTACTTTAGAACAGCAAGTCTATGATGATTTTGGAATGCCAGATAAAAGCGCTGGTTTGGACCACGTTGGCGATGCTGGTGGATATCCAATAGCCAAGAGATTCCCGATCATCATTCAGAAAGTATTTGAACGGCGCACAATCGCTGGTTTTTCCCGTTAAACAACGCACCTTTTTAGGTGCTTTTTTATTGGTGTTTTTATGGCAGTTACTGATAAACATCCGCAGTATATTGCTGCACAAAAAAGCTGGTTGATTATGCGAGACGCCGTTGCTGGTGAAGAGCAGATTAAACAGGCACAAACTAAGTACCTAGCTAAATCGGCTGGAATGATTGAGGCTGAAAAGCAAGGTGATACGACTGGAGAGATTTATAAAGCCTATCTAAGTCGAGCTCAGTATCCATTATGGGTTCAGGATTCACTACGCACGATGATTGGTTTAGTTTCAAAGCTGGAACCTAACATCGTAATTGAAAGTTCTCTGTTAAAGGGTTTGATAGAGAATGCAACCAATGACGGTTTTGGGCTTAAACAACTCTTTATCCGTATTTGCCTAGAATTACTTGAATATGGTCGCTGTGGTTTGCTTGTCGATGTTGATGGGGCTGGTGTGCCATATTTCGCTCTATACGATGCGCTATCAATCATTAACTGGAAGGAAAACAGCATTGGTGGCCGTAAGGATCTAAAGCTGTTAGTGCTCGAGGAACAATTCGAGAATAGTGAAGATGAGTTTGGGCATGATACAAAGACGGTCCACCGTGTTTTATCTATGGTTGATGGTGCGCTAACTGTACGGTTATTTGATGGCTCTGTTGAAGAAGATAAAACGCCAGATCTCGGCGGTAATCAGCTATCTTTCACGCCGTTTGTTTTCTGTGGTACGACCGATAATTCTCCACAAGTTGGAACGGTACCATTGCTTACCATGGCCAAGGCAGCACTCAAGTATTACCAGCTCAGTGCGGATTATTACCAGTCACTTCACCATACAGCTCATCCGCAGCCTTGGATTAATGGACTTGAGGGTGATGAAGATATTAGCGTTACTGGTGTGATGGCTGTCTGGAGCCTTCCTGGTGAATCTCAGTGTGGTTATCTCGAAATTTCAGGTAGTGGCATTGAACTCACTAAAAAGGAAATGGATGCACAAAAGAATTCGGCATTAGAAGCTGGAGCTAAAGTAGTTGATACCAATACACAGGAATCAGGTGAAGCGCGCCGTGCGCGACAAGACGATCAGCAAGCAAGTCTTCACAGTATCGTAATGTGTGCGGCTGCAGCTATTGAACAAGCTATTAAATATGCAGCTCAGTGGTTAAAGCTAGATTCGACAAAATATTCATTTACGGTTGAACCTGAGTTTATCGTTCAGCAATACGATATCAATCTGGCCAAACAACTTTATGAAGGTGCTCTTGCCGGAAAGAATTCGTTCCAAACATATTGGGAGTATATTGCGACCGGTAAATTGCCTGCTCATGATTTTCAAGAAGAGTTGAAGCGTGTTGAAAGTGAGCGGGACAGTATGCCGTTGTAGAGGTGACGCATGGCTTCAAAAGAAGATAAATCACTGATTGAAATACTTACCCAACATCAGGCGTATTTATATAGGGTGTCTTCTCAATCTGTTAATGAGCTACTAAAAATCTTTAATGATGAGTCAATATTAATGTTGGCAAAGCTTCGGGATTTGCTTGATGAATTAAATGATTCTGAAAAGATGGCTCTAGCAAGTGGACAGTACACAACGTCAAATCTGAAGGAAGTTTGTGATCTGATTGCTCAGTGGTTTACTGCAATAAACACTGCATTACCTGAAGCTTTCGCTGTTTCTGCTACTGCCTTGGCTGTTTATGAAGCCAATTACATGGTGAAGCTATATGGCGGCAAGATCAAAAAACCAAATGGTGAAAAGCTATATGCAGCAGCTAAAAAAATACCATTGGTAGGTGGGGCTCTTGTTGATGATCTGCTATCAAGAATTGCTGAAAATGCCCGCCAAAAGGTTGAGTATGCAATTCGGGATGGCATTAACTCAGGTAGAACAAATCAGGAAATAGTTCAGCGTATTCGCGGTACCAAGCGGCTTAATTATGAGGATGGGCTTCTAAGTAGCAGTAAGACTGATATCGACCGTACGGTGAGAACAGTTCGCAGTCATGTGGCCAATCAAGCCTATTTAAATAGCTTTAATCAATTGGGCTTTGAATACGTAAGACTGGTTGCAACGCTGGATGGAAGAACATCTAAGCTTTGTGCTCATTTAGACGGTACTGTCTGGAGGATTGATGATCCGGCAAAACGTGTACCGCCGTTGCATCCTAATTGTCGCAGCGAACTAGTACCAGTTAAAAAAGATGGGAAACTTCCAGGAGAGCGTCCATTTGTAATGGATGAGCGCAAAGTAAAGGACATTCCAAAGGACGAGCGAAGCCAACTCATCGGCCAACTGGATGCAAACACGTCTTTCAAAGAGTTTTTTAGCAAGACTGATGACTTTTTCCAGAAAGAATGGTTAGGGCCAAAGCGTTACAAACTTTTCAAAGAGGGGAAGTTTGAATTTGATAAGTTCTTTGACCCTGAAGGGCGACTTTATACATTGGACCAACTACGAAAGTTGGATGAACAAACGTTTAAGGAGTTGGAAATATGATAGTTGATTTAAAAGGCGAAGGTTCATTACAGCTTTCAAAACTTTCAACTCGTAGTAAATTCAGATTGCGCCGATGGCTTAGAAGAATTAACAAACCGACCAAATTAATTAAACCATAGCACCTTCGGGTGCTTTTTTAATGCCTTGAGATAAGGCTTTACCCCAATCAAACGAGAGGTTTGAACATGTCATTGCCATTTATTGTTGATTCACTTGATGCAATCAAAGAAGAGCACCACGCTCTATATGTTGAGGAAAACGGGAAGTTTCGCCTTGACTTGGAAGGTTATGAAGATCCAAAAGGTTTGAAATCTGCACTTCAAAGCGAGCGAGATGCTGCTAAGAACGCAAAGTTGGAACTTCAAAAATTTCAGAAACAATTTGAAGGGATTGATCCTGAAATTGTTAAAAAAGTCTTTGCTCAACTTGACCAGGATGAAGAGGCCAAATTAATCGCAGACGGCAAGGTTAACGAAGTGATTCAGAAGCGTACCGAGAAGATGCGCGAAGAACATGAAAAATTACTGAAAGCCGAAAAAGAACGTGCTGATAAAGCCGAAGCTTATGCACAAAAGTTCAAGCAATCAGTGATTCAGAGCCAAATTGTACAGGCTGCTGTTGAGCTTGAAGCATTGCCTGAAGCTACTGCCGATATTGCCTTTTTAGCTCAGTCAAAGTTCGCATTAGATGAAAATGGCAAAGCTGTGGCAGTTGATGAAAACGGGGATGTGGTCATCGGCAAAGATGGCCAAACAGCATTATCGCCAAAAGAGTGGGTTGAGTCTCTACGTGAGCAAAAACCGTATTTCTGGCCAAAACCAAATGGTATGGGCGCACCAGGTAGTAACAACTCAAAAGGTCAGCCAGACATTCTCAAAGCAGATGGCTCGGTAAATATGACCAAATTGGCGCAATTACGAAATGAAAATCCGCAACTAGCTAAAGAGCTAGCGGCAAAACACGGTATTAAACTTTAAGGAGTAAAGCCTAATGGCTGAGACAAAAATTGCTGATGTAATCGTACCCGAGTTATTCACTCCGTACGTATTAAATAAAACTGCCGAAAAGTCTGCTTTATGGCAGTCAGGCATTGTTGGGGAGCTTGATGAAAAAGTTGCTTTTGGTACAGAAGGCGGTACCACAGTAAATATTCCTTTCTGGAATGATTTAAGCGGTGAGTCTGAAGTACTTTCAGATGGTAAAGCTCTTGGGGTTAATAACATCACTGCTGGTAAAGATATTGCGATTTTGCATGCCCGTGGTAAGGCATGGGGTGCAAATGATTTATCTAAAGCATTATCTGGTGATGACCCATTGGGTGCGATTGCTGATCTTGTAGCAGATTACTGGGCTCGTGAATTTCAGGGGTTTACCGTAAATACACTTAAAGGTGTATTTGGGTCTGCAAGCATGGCAGGTAATACCCATGACATTTCGGCTGGTACTGGAGCAGCAGCCGTAATTGATGGTCATTCATTTATCGATGCATCTTATAAACTGGGTGATGCTGTTGATAAATTAACAGCGATTTCAATGCACTCATTCACAATGGCAGCACTAGCCAAGCAAGGTTTAATTGAAACCGTGCGTGATGCTGATGGTGTGGTGCTTTATAAAACTTTTATGGATCGCCGTGTGATTGTAGATGACGGCATGCCAGTTGAAGGCGACGTATTTACTTCTTATTTGTTTGGCCAAGGTGCGATTGGTTTCCAAGATATTGGCGCACCAGTAGGTGTAGAGACTGACCGTGACAGTTTAGCGGGTACTGACATTCTTATTAACCGCCGTCACTTTGTGCTACATCCTCGCGGCATTAAGTGGGCAGGTGCAACAGGTATCGCACCTAATAATGCCGGTCTTGCTACAGCTGATAACTGGGAACGTGTCTACGATCCTAAACAGATCCGTATTGTGGCATTCAAGCACAAGATCAAATAACAAAAAGGCGGGTAACACCGCCTTATTTTTTTGGAGATCCACATATGGGACTTTCATCATTTAACCGTGCACGGGAAAGACAACAAATGACAGAAACAAAAATTGCTGAGCTCGAAGAACAACTGGCAACTTTGAAAGGTGAATTCATTGCCTTCCAAAATGATACCGAAGCAATGAAAGCACGTATTGCTGAACTTGAATCAGGTGATGGTGGCCAAACACCTGAAGATGACCAAAAACCAAGTGATACTCAACCACAACCAATTAACTATGCTGGTCTAAAAGTAGATGAGCTTCGAGCTGTACTAACTGAAAAAGGCATTGCATTTGAACCAGGCGCTAAAAAAGATGAACTTTTAGCATTAATTCCAAAGGAATAATCCATGGGCTTTATCACTGAACAAGAAGCGATAGAACATGTTGAAGGCTTTGATGCTTTATCTGCCAGTGATAAGGCTCAATACCTTCAGATGTCAGAAGCTTATCTATTAGCACGTAATGTTAAGCCTTACGAAGATGCCACTCTGGTTCCTGAGCCTCTGAAAACAGCCTCTTATCAAATCATCAAAGGCATTATGAAAGGTGATCTATATCAAGGGCAGGAACAGGCACTAAAACGTAAGAAAGTCAAAGCTGATACGGTTGAAACTGAAAAGGAATATCAGGACGGATCAGTAAAGCTTAGTGCGATTGAGCAATTCATTCTTGATTTGATTAAGCCTTACAGCAAACGAAAAGCTGTATTTTTTGTTAGGAAAATCTAATGGGCTTACGTGACGAAATTCAGGCAGATATTGCCGAAGCATTTAATGATGATCTAGCGGACGCCGTTCATACCTTTACATGTGAGCGGATTTCAAAAACGAATTGGGATCCTAAAACTGAAACGTATGTTGAAGTTAAAGAAAACTATTCCGGCCGTGGTGTTCTGTTTGGCTCTTACAGTCAATATGAGATCCAAACACTTGGAGTATTGGCAACGGATAAAAAAGCTATTGTGCTACAGAATGAAATTACCAAAGAGCCAATAATTGATGATGAATGGGAAACTGTCCTAGGTTCATTTAGAGTTATTAATATTCAGCAGGACCCTGCCTCTACTATTTGGAAATGTCAGTTGAGGAAGATTTAAATACTTGTTCTAATATCCTTCTGAAATAGGGGGAATATATGGCAAATAAATCACTTAACGAAAAATTTAAGATTATTGGATTTTGGACATTTGGTGGAATATTTTGGTATTTATTAATTAGTTTCTTTTTGCTGAGTGATTATCCAATTCAGGATTATCCATTTAACCATAAAAAAACATATGAAGTATTAAAAGATGCCTTAAGTCTTGCTGCGGCTTTTTTAGCGCCAGTTGCTGCTTTTGTCTTATTTAGTGATTGGAGAGACCAGCATAGATCGATATCTAATGAAAAAGTTAGCAGACAAATTGTTGATAATCTTTCAGACTTATTACCTTTTATTGGTAAATCTTATATTTATCTAACTAATCAAGAAGAAATAA